ACCAATCCCCGTTATATCTTCCGTTTTCGTCAGCAGGCTGTATCTTCCAATCCGTCTTAGGTGTTTGCCACGCCATTCAATTTTTCCTCCCCTCTCAGAATAAAGGTTTCCCGCATCGCGCCCTGGTTGAAATTGATGTTCGCTTCGATCACGGTTGCTTCTTTTCCGTTATAAAGGATCAGATCTCCGGGATCGACCTCCGGGTATCCTAAGGTTTCTACTGTGTACTCATACCGTTTTTGAAAATAACTGGATATCCAATCGATAGCTGCGGCACCTTGACTGGAATTTGCGGGAAAAATCGGGTTTTCTACAGTTACTGGATCTCCAATCTGGTTTAATGTTTCTGTATAAGGCACGGTAGATTCGCTGGCGTAGGTATTGGCGTACAGCTTAACATCAACGTCCTGAGAAACGCCGGTAATTTTAAGGTAGGATACAAACGCATAATGGGTTTCCTGCTGAATCACCACGCTTGGATTATCACATTCGAACCGGCAGTCATAGTACGCTTCCGAATGCTTTATTTCTGTCAGTACATTAGGCGTTACGGAAACGGTTTGCGCTGGCTCTGTCGGCGGGGAAGAATAGGCGGAAACCCTGGTAGTGTTTAATGTTGCTTGGCTGCATCTAGCCAGCAGCTCGCTTTTTGCGTTTCCTATAATATCTGATGATTCTAAAGAAAATGGCATAACGTAATTGATTTTTACCCGCTTAATACGTCCTCTTTGTTGCTTCCCATTAGAGATACAGGTGAGATTGATCCTGGCTATCCGGTCAAAATTTTCTCTAAAGCAGAACTTTCCGTTTTCCCAAATGACAGGGACCTTATCTTTAGAAAATACAGTTTCATAAATTGGAAGTTCCGCGCTTTCCGGTGAGGTTTTCCGCTCGCCGCTGATTTTAAATGCGGTCAGTTGGCTGGTGCTTCCGATATCCACTTCTAATTCTCCAAAGGTGATATTTTTTCCAAATTCCAAAGTAAGAGTAGGTCCGAAGCGGATCGTTGGTTCCGCATAGTCTCCGTTTTCTTTTGGAAATACATCGGAGACATACCCGGCGTTTCGATATGGAGCCGATTCAGGAAGAAATGCCATGCTTCCGTCCAGCGCAAAGAAATCCTCTTCCCATGTGGCATAATCCGGGGTTTCATTTAGATCGAAAACACCTCCAGCCAAGCTTTCCTGAGAGGCGTAGTAGGAATATACTGTCTGCGGAGCCTGCCAAGTATCCGCTTTCATTGTGGATTGCTCTGGTTTTTCCCGGTATCGGAAAACAACGCCGCCGCTGGAATTCTGCTCCAATGAGGACATGCCCAGATTAGCCAAAAGCTGCAAATTAGAACCGTGGCTGTCATAAAGCAATGGCAAATTTGTGCTTGTGGATTGCAGCATTACATCATTAACCCAAAAATTTTCAACTCCTGCGTCGGTTAGAACATCTGAGGCTAGGCTTGCGGCTGTATGGCTCTGTTTGTTATAAATTTCCTTTAAATAGGTTGAACTGACGAGCTTATGAAAGATCTCCTTACAAGTGAACTTCGCGTTGATTCCATCAGTTTCCCAGCTATCCAGCAGATAAAGGTCCTGCTCCAGCCATTCGATGCCGCCTTTCCCGTCTACATCATACCCATATTGAATAATGACCTTTTGCTCCTTTTGTAAGAACGGGATTAGGCTGAAGCTGGAATCCAAATCATATTTTCTGTTTTCGTTAAAAAGCGTAAAGGTTAGGGATTCAGAAGGAAGCTCCAGACTAATTGGGCTTGCGGCCCGGTTATGGGTAATAGAGATAATATCCTCGTCGGAGAAGGAATAGGCGATTCCGAACAGCATACTGCTGACCCGTATTCTGTTGTACGGCCTCGCCTTAATAAATTCGATCCTGATTCGGTCTGCGTCTTCGATTCCGAGCTCTCCCTGATAGACCACATCAGTGTTGCCAGTGACAGACCAGGTGTTTTTAACAGCGCCGTTCTCGTAGGCCGTAATGGTAAAATCAATTGGAGCGGTTCCGGTCACTGTGTCAAACTGTAACGTAATGCCAACCATGCTGTGGGGGGTAGAAAAGGATACATCAATATATGGATTAGAAAGGAATATTCCCGCGCCGTTGGAAACCGCGCTGCTGATATATCCGGTGTCATAAGGATTGGCGTCATTTAGAAACCTCTGTTTCCCGGTGAGCTGCCAAAAGTTCTGCTCCCACGAGGCATAGCTTTCTGTTATATCGTTCACGCCGGTTTGGATTCCCGAGGGATCGGAAAAGGATACCCCCGGGGAAACCGTGAACGCCGCGTCGCCAAACGCATATTGGTCGAGAACGCCGAAACTTATCTTTGCGTGCATTTGATTCCGGATTCCCTGGGTGCGGTGGAGCTGGATCGCTTTTTGGTATTCCGGAGAAACATATTTCATACGCCCACCGCCTTTAAACCTGAATCAAATTGGCGGTTACGTCCTTCCAAAAGGAGGGCCGCAGCGTCTGCGGGTTTACCATATACGGGATTCCGGAACGGTCGCCAACGTACATGGTTAAATAGGTATAGTTGTTAATCCGGGGATCAAATACCCGAAAACGGTTCACGAACGAGCCGCCCTGGGACCGGTCAAAGAGCTTCAGAAAATTCATCATTTCCTGCGGATAGAGAACAGGAAATTTCATTTCAATTTTTAATTTGTCGTTGCCGATTACCTGACCGATAAAGTTGCCATTTTGGTTTCGGCCTCCGTCAACTAAGGTGGAGATGCTTACTTTTCCGCTGTTTAATGCTGGGGCGGGAAGAGCGATTCCTCCGTCTGTTTCAATCCAAGCCAGTTTATCCCTCCTTATACTGGAATTGTGCTGGTGGTCATGCGGTAGCCCTGGGCCTGTTCTACCTGCCGCTGGTTCCGGTATACCGCGCGTCCGTCAAGATTAATCGTCTCATTGATCTGGATCGGCCTGTCCGCTTGCTGGGCCTGGGCGGAAACTACAGCGTTGTACACGGCCGCGGCGATGGCTTCTGTAATTTGTTCGTTATTGGCTACCGCCGTCCTGCCGCCGATAGAACCGATCATTTCCGGGTTGCCCGGCTCGTTTGCTACAAACAGCTGGCCGGGAGTGGGGAAGCCGCCGGAGGCAAAACGGGGAATGTAGCTTTCGTACGCTGGTGTGTACGTTACCGTGTTTTTGCCGGTGATCTTTACACTTGACATAGTGTTTGAAAAATCCGACAACATATTGTTTAAAGCGGTGCGGCAACGATTGGTAAAGGTTTCCATAGACGAAATGAGTGTATTCAATAAGTTTTTAAATCCGATTGTTAGTGAGTTCCCATTTTGAGAGATTCCGTTCGATAAAGCGGTAACTAAATTTTTCCCTGCATTGGTATACGTATTTGTGTCTTTAAAAACATTGTTTAATTTTGTTGAAATATTCTTCATTGCGTTTATTGGTCGGTTTTCGGTTTGGACAATACCATTTTTTAAACCTAATACTAAATTCATTCCGTGGTTTTCGTATAAACGCGAAGGAGAATGGATCTGATTATAGGATTTTACTTCAGCGTCTAAATCTCTGTTAAGATCAAATATAGCGTCGGTAGCTATTCCGGAGGATTCACCAATTCCATCGCCTAATCCCGCTGGGATTTGGTTTCCATTCTCTTTGGCAGCATCATAAACAAGATAACCGTTTTCGGCAATTCCAAGAGCTACGCTTTGGGGAATGTTTTCTCCAGCTTGTTGTGCGGGGTCTAAATTCAAATCACGAGTAAAAGAATCCAAGGCGTCTTCTACGCCACTTAACGCCTCGTGAGTGGATTTTACTGCCATTTCCCGAAGATTTTTTTCAGCTTTTTCGGAATCAAATCCTGCGTTTACCCAAGCAAAGAAACGATCCATACCGCTGGAATTTTCCATAGCGGCGTCGCTGGCGGCTATAAATTGTTCGTTATATGACGTCCAAATTTCATCATTGATTCTTTTAAATTCGCTTTGAAGTTCTTCTTCCTGTTCGTCGTATTGCCGATTTATTTTGTCTTTTAAATCTGAGAAGAATTGCGGGTCGTAGTCTTCCAACCCGGCTGCTTCGGATTGTAAAGCTAAATCCTCCACTGCTTTCAGAGCGGCTAATCTGGCGTCACTAATTCCAGTCATTGCTTCACCTGCTGTCGTACCTAGTTCCTCCAGATTTTGATTCACATCGTCAACGCTAGAAAAATCAATTTTGTTAACATCAAAGTTTTTCTTAGCTTCGTCCCAGGCAACTTGAGATAAATCTACCTCAGTAGTTAAATCTCCATATTTCATGGCAGCTTCGTTTAATGCGTCTCTTAGTTCGATATAACGATCGGTTCCCGGATCAAGCTGAGACATTTCGTCCATGTAGCCTTCCATTTCGGTTTTTAATTCTGATGCTTTCCCGCCGATTTCGTCTTTCAATCTAAGAACTTCTCCGACTAATAAATCCACATCACCGCTTGTTTGGTCTATGGCGGTCTGAAAACCACCTCGCAAGGTAGTAATAATGATACTAGCCGACAAATCTAAATTTGACTTAATATTTTGATATAAGCTGTCAAACCCAGATTTCAGCGCTTCGATGTCCTCTGAAGTAATCGTATCTGAGGCCAGATTCATTTTTGTCATTAAAACGTCTATTTCAGCCCATGTATCCCTCATCGATTGGTTATTGTTTTGGATTTCCTGATTCCAATTGATAATTTGGTTGTTACTATTCATGAAAGCTTCAGTCAACGCTTTTACACGATCTGTATAGTTAGACAAGGGAACGCCGACCCCGTCAAAAAATTCTGCTGTGGCTGCTTCCTGCTTCATTTGTTCCTGTGCCAGCATAACGCCGGTAACAGCGCCGGCTAAAGAACCTAATACTCCGATTACAAGCCCAATAGGGCCAATCATTGCATATAATGCGCCGCCGGCTAAAGGTGCTATGGTAACGACGCTTAACAAACCAGCCGCTAACGGATCCATTCCATTTAAAGTTAAAGCATAGGCTTCCGTCGCCGCGGCTGTAAATGCTATTACGGCTCCCATCACCCCAACCTTTAATTTAGAAAATCCACCTAATAGCCCGCCTTTTCCGATAATATCTGACAGCCCTGATAATCCCTTTATCATTTTAGAAATTACTTTAAAGCCGATTGCGGCAGCTAAAGCGGCTCCAACGAGTTTAATAATTGGTTCCCAGCGATCAAATGATTTAATCAGGCTTTTTACCTTTGTATCTAAATCTCCTAGAAAATCATAGGATTCAATAGGCAAATCCAGATCGCCTCCGTAAGAACCGCCGGAAGCGCCGCCGCTTCCCCCGATACCTCCAGAGGCTGTCCCGGTATCAGGGTTGAGAATATTCAATTCATCAAAGCCCAGAGTGTAATCCTTCAGCTTTTTAGCCGCCGCAGCCGCGTCGCCTAAGGCACCTGTGGTATCTTCGATTTCGTCCGTCGCCGCTCCCGCGCTGGTTCCGATGTTATCCATGCCGGAATAATCGATTGTAGGAAGTTCTACGCCGAAAAAGCCCGCGATTGCTCTGGCTGCGTCGGTAAGCACGGATACAAACGCCTGCACCCAGGGGATTACCACTTGTAAAATAGGAATAAATAAGCTTCCTAAAGCTCTGGTAAGCTGCTGTACCTGCTGTTGCAGAATCCGCATGGCGTTTGCCGGGGTTTGAATGGTCCTCGCCATATCTCCCATAGCGGATTTGGATTGATCTATCAAAGCGACATATCGCAGCTGGGCTTTCTGCGCTTGGGTCATGGAATTAACGCTCTGGTCGATACCATATTTGTAAGCATACTGTTGGAGCGTAGCGACCGACAGGTCCTTACCTAAGCGCCTGACTGGCTCGATCTCACCAGCGATCGCGGACTGTACCTTTTGGGCTGAATCCTCAATGCTGATGTTATAGAAAGACGCGTAGTCATAAATAAGCTGGGTCAGGCCCTCACTCATGGTTTTGGCTTTGTCCTCAACAACACCGTAGCCCTTTACCATGTCCATAAGAACGCTTTGGTTGCGGATCCACTCCGACAGGTCGATTCCGGCTACGGATTGAACTCTTTCCGCGTATTCCATTGATTCATCGGCGAATTGTCCCATCGCTACCGTAAAAAGATTTACGTTTTCCACATAATCGTTATAGGACGTGATCCAGCTTCCCACGGAACGCTTTAGAGCGTATCCGTAAATGCCAAGTTGAGCGATTGCGCTGGAAATTCCGGTTCCGAAAAAACCAAAGGATTTTCCAGTCGTTTTATTCGACACCGCCAGCCCCGTATTGCTGGAAATCAGCTTTTGAATACGGATAGGGAAAGCCTTGAAGCCGGCGGATACCTTTTCCATTTCGGAGGCCAAAGGACGCACAGCGTTGGCGACCTGGGTCATTTGACCGGCAAATTTGCTTAAATCCGTGGCAGACAGTTCTTTGCTGATCTGCGGGAGCTTTTTTAGGGCGTTTATGATTGAGGTTAGCCCGGTGGATTTCTGCACATCGGACAGGCCGGATAAAGCGGATTTTAATTCCGTTATCTTTTTGCTGTTGATATTCAAACCAGAAAGAGCGCCGTTCAGCTTACTCAATTGGTTCGCAACCGTCGTAAGCCCAACGCCGCCCTTGGTGATGCCTTTTAAATTGTTTAAAGCGGAGGTAAGCTTATCAACTTTAAGCGCTGCTTGATCTGCGTTTGATTGTACTTTTAGTTCCAGGGTATCCAGTTCAACGCTCAGTGTGTTTCCTCCTTATAAAATAAAAAAACCGCTACCTCATATTGAGATAGCGGAATACTTGGTTTGAGTGCTATTCTATGTTATCTATTATGTTCTTTAATTCCTGCTCAATTTCTTCTTGAGTTATGTTGGACGCATACTGGTTCCATTGATCTGGAAAATCTGACATGGTAAGCTCGCTATTTTCATAATAGGCAAATCCGTCATTGTCCCCGCTGTAATACAGCATAGTAAGATTGCCATCGCAAAAAACAGAAGCATTTTCAATACAGTATGTTGTGAAAGCTAAAGAACGCAAGGTTTCTGTTTTAGGGTCCGATCCATCAAAATTACACGTACCTATCATTTTCATTTGGTCATCTGCAGAAGTGATCAACGTGCAAGAATTCTCTTCGTCATAAGTGACGGTATTTGAAAATCCAGTTGAAAGAGAACTTTGAGAATTACTAGAACTTTCAATTTGCTTACTGGAAGCATTAGCAGCACTAGATGAATCAAAACCTTCCTTTGCCCCACAACCAAAAAGTGAGAACAAAAAGAAAATAAACAGCGCAGAAACAAGAGCTTTTTTCATAGAAATCCCTCCTAACCTTATAGTAGCATGGCTAATAGTATAAGGCAAGAAGAAAACAAGAATTTCTTTCGCTATCTCAATATGAAGTTTTCAAGGTTCATTTCTTTTCCCATTGTTCAGCAAATCGGTTCAGATAGGCGATGGTTTTTTGCCTTTCCTGCTCCGCTTTCGCTTCTTTTTCTTCCTCGGATAAAGGCAGAATCCGGATCGGCTGCTCCATATAATTCACCGGTTTTGCGCCTTTTTTTCGGAAAGCGTTGCCCAAAGCTGTGGAAACAGCGTTAAAAAAGTAAACGCCCTGAAGCCACATTTCCCAGCTTTTCCGCTGGGCCTGGTATTCCGCCGCTTCCCGGTAGGCTTCCGCCAGCCAGGGGTCCTCGTCCCAAAACTGGCCGGCGGTCATACCGATGGCTAAATAATAAGGAAAAACCCGGTTAAAGCCTTTTGTGTAATCTCCGACGGCGTACGCTTTTACAGTTCCACCGTCAGACGGCAGTTTTTTCTTCCGCTTTCCTCCGCGAGAATCAAAGATTCATTTGGCTGGTTGTAAAGCTCCACCAGCCGGGTAATCTCAGCGCTGGAAAGCCCGCCTAATTCGTCCAGAAATTTGTCCGTTTTGTCTCTGGCTACGTTTTTATGGTTTTTGCGGAAAGCATAGAAAAACAAATTAGGAATATTGGTCTGGGGAAAATCAAGCAGTTCTGAGATTTTAAATCCCCGCTGTTCCGCAAACCGTACGCTTTCACGGGAAAATTCCAGAACATATACCTCTCCGGTGTCCGGATCGGTGATCTTCATGGGCAGTACCTTGTTTTCGTTTTTAGCCATTTCAAATAACCTCCAATTAATTAGCCGCCACCGGCGGTAGGCTTGGCGCTCCAGCCCTTGATCTCGCTGGGAGTGATGTAAGGCTCGATTTCCAGCACAGCGTCCACCTCAATTGCGGAAAGGCCAAGGGGAGAGGGGTTTCCTGCGAAATAGAACGCTTTGGTAAGCCCAGGGATCACAATAGCGAACCAGGTGGCCTTATCGGTTTCTTTCGCGGTTTCCGCAGCTTCAATCAACGCTTCCCAAGCGGTCTGGAATTCCTCCGTGTTGTTGGCGGTAAAGGCCAGCGCGCCGCCGGGGTCCTTTAGGCCGGGGATATAGGTTTTCCACTCCAAAGCCTCCAGAGTGGTGGTTTCCAGGCTGGAAGGCTCCGGGTTTAGGTCTGGAATCGCTTTGATGCCGGGAACGGCTGTAAAACCAGTCGTCGGCATGGTGCCGGAAGTGCTTTCAACCGCATATTGCAGGGTTACGCCCGCGGTAGATAAATCAATTGCCAGTAAATTACCTCCTGTAAATCCTATAATCTTCACTGATTACGCCGCGGTATCTGGCGGCGACGCGGTAAATTCTGATATCCGCGTTTTTCATTTGATTGCAGAAAATTCTGATAAATCCAAGATTTTGCATTTCTGTATCGACCAGCTCCATGATCGCCTTACATTCCTGCTTGGCGCCGCTGATCTTATTGGAATAGATATTAACGCTGTACAGCAGGGTCGCGTTGTGTTCTCTGTGAGAAGCGTCCAGAGAGCCTTCATAAGTGGAGTTATCCTCTTCAATAAGCACCAGGCACGGGAAATTTGCCGGCGTATCCACAAGCTCACTGTAGCAGGAGCCGCCGGGATAGCTTTGGGAGAAACGAGAAGCCACCTTGTCAAAAATCGCGCTTTCTGCGTCTATCACCTGAATACCTCCCTTGCGATCCGTTTAATCTCCTGTTCCATCGTGCGCTCTGCGTGATACATAGGCATCGCCGCCGGAGTGCCGTGAGTTAAAATCAAATTGCCTCCATCGTCGTAATAACCCCAGGTATTTTGCTTTCCCTTGCCCTGTCCATATTCTCCGATCTTGGCAACGCCATCCGGCCGGGGTTCCGGATAGGGCTCCGGTCCGTTAAAATAAACGCCTGCGCCAAATTCGATGAAGAACACGGAGCCTCCGGAGGCGGCGATCTTCCAGCCGTTTTTGATCGGCTCCACGCTGACCTCGGCTTGTTTTTCGCCGTCGTACTGGGCGCGGGAAAAGCGGACAGTGGCTTCATAGGCGCCGATGGAGGCAAGCCGTTCCGTCAGTTCGCTGGTTTTTTGCCGTACCCATGCCTGATAGGAGGCAAGCTCCTTCAGCGCCGCGCGAATGGAAGAACCGCCCAGGGACATAGAAATGGTTTTTCTAGGCACGGACCGTCACCTTCTTTACCGCGTAGGCTACACTGTTTTTCCACGGCGCACGCTTTTTCACAATGTAATTGTGGGCCTCGTCCGTGGAAGCGCCGTCCAGCCATAAAACGGTGTTTTCGTCGATAGGACAGGCGGTATCCGCTGTGGTCATGGTCCGGTCGTAGTCCTCCAGGGATCCGAAAAGCTCAGATTCAGACGAGCCCTTGTTGGACGATACGCACAGCCTGGCGGACTGAAGCTCTCCGTATTTGGGAGAGGGAGAACCGGTCCGGTAGCCGTTGGAATCAATAATTTCCGTCTGCCCCGCATACAGCTTGTAATATACCGTGGAAAGGTTGCGGCGCAGGTCACGCATTTAAAACACCCCCACGAAAGGAACGATTTCAGAAAGCCAGTCCGGGGAAATGTTAGCCGCCGCCCAGGTTCGGCTGATTCCGTTTTCCGAGTGGCTGATTTCTCCCTCACCGCCCAGCTTGGCATATAGGTCGATGGAGATTCTAAGCTGTAAGTCCTCGTATTTGGCTTCCAAGGCTTCGGTTCCGTTCCCAAAAGGATAGCGGCGGGAAAGGATCACCGCTTTCGCGCTTTCCAAAAGATCGTTCAGCAGTGCCTCATCGGCTTCTCCCGTCCTGCTTTTTAACCTTTCTAAATTTCCCATGCCGCTTTCCTCCTTACTGCCGCGTCTTTCTGCCGCCGGTTCGCTTCACAGGCTGTTCCTGTGACTTCTCAGGCACCTTCACGGGCTGATTTTTCACAATTAAACCAATAAACAGCGCCATAGCGTTAGCCTCCGGACGCAGGCGCCATGATACCAGCTTTGATAAAGGCGTCTATCAGTGCTTTGAATTCGGCGGCGGTGGGCGCTTCTCCCGCCGCGTAGGGGACATTCTCCACTAAAATATCGCCGTTAGTAAAAGCAAAGGTTCTTTCTTCCGCCATTAATATCACCTCCATTAAGCGTTGGCCGTGGCCGCTCTGTGCAGATAGATTCCGGCCACCTTGTTGTTTTCCACAAATGCGTCATGGTAAATCCGGTAATCGAATTTCCAGGCGTCGGCGCTCTGGTTAACCTCAGGGCTGAAAATTCTGGGTACTACATGCTTGGCGATCTGAACCACCGCGGACGGGTGGATAATCATAAAGTTGATCGGGTAAGAGGTGCTGGCAGGCACGGTAAATCCGCCTTTGGTTTCGCCGGCGGAAAGGCCGTCGTTCAGGGTGATTCCAGTGTTGAATCTGCCCTTCGGCACTTTAATCACCCGCATACCGTCGTAATAGTCAATGGCGGTTTCGATGCCACGCTCTCCGTTCTGCACATACCGGGTGATCTTGTCCTTCAGGCCGGCGTAAGCGGTTTCGGAGATAAACAGGATACGGCCCTCCTCCGGGACCTCGTCGTCGCCCATTATGGTTTCCGCCTCCTGAATCAGGGAGGGGACGTCGGTGGTGCCAACGGTGATATCCGCCGGCGTGCCGGAGCTGATGCCGGAGGTGCCGGCGTATTTCGCGAACCGGTAGGCGTCGATTTCCGGCGTTACCTGGGTGCGGATAAATTCCCCGGCAAGGGTGCCGAAGGCCATGCCCATTGTTTCGTCGTTGTCCATGACGTCCACCATGAAGGAACGCCCCCGGTCCTGTGTCAGCTTATAGGGCTCCCAGCCTCCGGTGACGGAACCGGTCACAAAGCCGGCGTTTCTGGAGTAATTTCCCAAGCCGTCCAGGCTCATGGTGTAAAGGTTTACGGTGTCAGAGCCGATAAACCGGACCCGCTCATTCGCGGTATCTAAAATAGAGGTTTTGGAGCTTGCTTTGTATACCTCGTCAAGAATTGGCACATAGCTTTTCGCAAGCTCGATTTGATTGTTATAAGGCAGTAAGTTTCTCCTTTCGATTTCAATATGTTTTCAACTAGATTCCCGCGCCCTTCCGGAACGCGTTGACTGGGCTTGATTCCACATTTTCGCTGTTCATTGGGTTCCCGCTGGAAAGCCCGGGCTGCTTGTCAAGCGCGCCGGCCGCCGCGGCCTTTTTCTGCGCTTCAATAAATTTCTTCTGATTGGAAAATACTTTCGCAAAATCTCCGGAGTGCAGAGCTTCTGCGTTTTCCGCTGCTGCTTCCGCGTCGTAGCCCAATTCCAGATAAGCGGCTTTGTAGGTTCCGATGGCTTTTTCTTTCCTGAGAGAGGCCAGCTCCTTTTCCATCTCCGCACGCTCCTCCGCCTCCTTGGCGGCCTTCGCTTCCTCGTCGCTCATTTTGGATTTCAGCTGTTTAGATAAGTTCGATGCCTCTGTCGCTTTTGCGTCGAAAACTTTCTTTTCCACAAACTGGGACATATCTACCGGATCTGGTAGATCCAAGCTCAGAAGTGCGGCAACTTTGTCCGCGTCGCTCATTTCAGCGAACCCCTTGATTTTGTCAGTTAGAATTTTCATCGTTGTACTCCTTTCGGGTTTTTTTGAGTGCTTCTCTGCACTGTGATGGGCTTGATTATCCTGGCATCTCCGCCAGCTTGGGATTTTTGGTTTCTCTACCAATTAAACGATCCCAACCTCTTCGGTGCGGGATTCGTCAATAACCTTTGTGTTGTCCTGCGAGCCCCATTTAGCTTTGATGTATTTCTCCGAATTCGCCACGTCCGCCACTGGATCGTTGGAAACCCCAGATTTCGCAAACGCCAGTTCAGGGCTGAAGCCCAGTTCCTTCAGATTCATAGCCGCCTGTGTTTTGACAAGAACGTTGGCCGTTTCATTTCTCACAAACTGAAGCTCGAAATCCGAAAGGTTAATATTCAAATCGGTTTTTCGGTTCAGAATATTGATAAATATTCTGTCAAACAGCCGGTTGGATACCCGGAATAAATCTCCGGTATTTCTCGCGTAGGTGTTTGCTTGTTCCCAGCCGTCCCGTAAAAATACCGCCTGCCCCGTGTCGCTGGTGGAGGAGCCGCCCTTTAAGGTAGATGGCATACCGCAGATAGTCAAAATCTGCTGGTACATGTTGTCCACCAGCACCTGGGTCTGGGTCTGGTCCAGTTGTTCGCTTAAAATTTTTAAATCCGCCTTGTCCTGGCCGACTGATTTCAGGAAAACCGCTCCTGCCTGGCGGATATACGCCGGGGTGACCTGGTTTCCGTTTTCGTCCTCTCCCAGCTGGCAGTTATAGAAAATCATCAGCGACTGCACAAACTGCTCAATGCCGTCCACGCGGTTCGACTGGATATTATTGATCTCGTCCAGCAGGGGAATGACAGCTTCGAAGGAACCCATTCGGTTGTTTTCGTATTGATACTCGATAATGGGGATTTCATGAAGCACGTTGTCAGCCTCCGAAAGAACTTCAATGGCTGTGCCGACAATAGGTGTACCGGTTACGACTTCTCCGGTCACGCCGCCGGAAACACGGAAATATTTTTCCCTGGTAAAAACGTCGAAAATAACCCGCGGCGTTTCCCCGGTGGAAATTACGACGTTTACTCCCATGACAGGCTCGTTTCCCGGGTTCCGGCTGTAGACCACAAAAGAGGAACGGGGGTCCAGGGCGTAAGCCCGGATAGGGCATTCCGGATCCTTGTATGGGGTAACGTAAATGATCCCCACGCCTACAGTATGGAACCAATCCGTTACCAGATTGTCAGCCTGCTGTTTTCCGCTCAAATACAAATACTCGTTTAGCCGCTTTACCTTTTCCGTGACGCTCTGGTTCTCTTTCCGGCTGATGTAAAAGGCCGGCTGGGTCAGGAAGTACCCGTTTTTGAACGCCACGATCTCGGAAGCGTGGTTCTCCACGACCTTATTGTTGATTTCCGGCCTTACCGTTTTAGTTCTGCTTAAAACTGGCTGGTCTCCCCGGCGGTACCAATACAGATAATCCATTTCCATCATGTTTTCTACATGGACGGAAAGCACATCGTTTAAAACATAGATCAGATTCTCGCTATTAATGTCCGTAATGGTGGTATAAATCTTCCTGCGTCCAAATAAATCCAGTTTTCACCTTCTCTCCGCAAACAAAAAGGGCCGCAAACAGAATACAATCTGTCTGCGACCCTATGGCCCGCTGTTCCGTCACCATTGCGACGGCGCGTTAATTCACTTTTTTTCTATTGATTTCAATAACAACAATGAAGCCTTTTTCCACTTTAACTTCCGCAACAGAACCTTTGTTGATAATTTTCTGTATTGCTGCAATATTCTGCTGAGTAAGTTCTCTTATCAGCGGCTTCACCTCGCGCTTCTGGTTGCGGAGGTTGGATTCGAACCAACGATCTGCGGCTACTGAGACCGCCGAGCTGCCCATCTGCTCTACTCCGCGAAATCAATCCGGACAGAAATGATTAGCGACTGTCCGGACAGTGGGGAAAATTAAAAATGCTGAGAATGTAAATGCTTATTCTTAATCTTATTATACCAAATATATGGTGTTTTGTCAATCAACTCACCAATATATTGTGTTAAAACGGCCTTTTCAGCACACTGATCTTTGCACTTACGCTTTGAATCATATCCACCGCCATTGCCAGGCTGTCCACACTGTCATCATGCTTGTTTTTTCCCGTCATTTTAAAGCTGAAAACGTTCTGCATGAACTTTGTGTACTCCTTAGAGCGTTTTCCGTCCTCCAAAAAATAAAACTCCCTGATCTCCGGGGCCTTATCGAAAATCCGAACCTCCTTCGCCACGTTGTTCGGTGCCGCCCTGCTGGTGATATTAAGGCGGTATCCCTCCTGTTTCAATAGGGATTCCACGCCTTCCTTATAGCTGGCTGTGCTTTTATTAACCTCAAACTGGGCGGCCTGAACGCCGTGTTCCCGGATTTTGCTCACGATCAGCGGCTGGGTAATGTTTTTCTCTCCGTTATTAAAAACCACATCAGCTACATAAACACTTCCATCTGCATATTGGAAGCAGACCGGGGCACTGGTAAAATCTCCACCTCCGAACGCTGGGTCTACGGCCATAAAGACGCGGATAGGGGTCTCCTCCGGAAGCGTCCCGTTGTAATATCGCATATCCTGGGGCTCGAACAGCGCACCCGCCCGCTCGATTGGCTCTCCCATATACTGCGCCAGCCAGGAAGCCATATCGTTATTCCTTTCGAAAGAGGCTCTCCGCTGGTAATAGTAATCGTCTGAAAACCCAACTCCGTAATCGTAGCTGAAATTACTGTGCTCGTTTTCGTCTAACGCGGGAAGGTTGATGATTTCGTATCTCCGGCTTTTGAATTTTGTATCGTTTTGAAGCAGGTCCATGCGAACGCCGGCCGGGTCAATCATGGACCACCGGGTGCCGCACCAAAGAACCTTGGCGGTTTCCTTCGCTCTGGGCAGGAGATTGTTGTCCACCTTGCTCCAGGCGGCGATAAGCCGGTCTTTGTTTAAAGCCTCCTCAATGCCGCCGATCAGGTCGTCCGATACCAGAATTCCATTGCAGTCGCAGGCTCCGTTCAGCGTTCCGTACAGGGAACGGCAGGTGAGGGAGGGATATCTCTTTTTCCGGTCTAAATTAAAGGTTTCGTCTTTACTGTTGGTGCTCGCAATTTTTGCCGCCGGAAATACGTCGTGCCATAAATACGTGACCGGGTCATTGATGACCTCTAAACAACCGCTGTAAAACGCGGATGTAATTACATCTGAATAGGCGGAATACAAGTTGGAGCGTTCAGAATCCCGTCCCACCAGCCAGGTCATGAAAAACATCAGCATACTCGTTTTTCCCACTCTGGGAGGCATTGACAAAAACAGCTCGTCCAGTTTATCGTCCACCAGCTGTTGGAGCGCATTGGCGACCCGCCTCATAATCCGGCGGCGGGGGAGGTAGAACCGCTCCTCCGGCTTCCGGTTCCACTCCAGATAAATGAGATAGCTGTCAAAATCATCAGGAGCTAAAAGAAGATAGGTCTTTTTGTTCAGTTCGAAAAATTCTGAAACGCCTTTTTTGCCCTCGCGGATTTTTTGGGCGGTTACTTTCCGCAGCCATAAACACTCATTTTTTGCTGTCTTGTCCTGCTCATAGAGAGCCCTGGTTAAATCAAAATAATCCCGGTATGCCTGAAGCTGATCCGGTTCCTTTTCAATTGCATTTTTGATTGTGGACAGCGTTTCTATGTAAGTCAGCGTATCACCTCATGACACTATATATTGTGTTATATTATACCACAATTCTATATGTGGTTCAAACTGGGTGAGTTTATCCTGCTTTTTTCATAATTCGATACCATTGAGTGCGGCTGATCCCCAAACGCCTGCAAGCTGCGGAAATGCTTTCTCCTTCAGCTAATTCGTAAACCACATCTTTTCGCGGCCGCCCTTCTTTAAACTCCGGATTATGTTCTTTTGCATAGGATTTTCCAGCCATTGTACGTTCAACAATCATATCGCGTTCAAATTCGGCAAATGCCAGAAGTATAGTGACTAACAGCTTTCCTGTTGGCGTGTTATCCGCTCTACCCATATTTAAAATATGAACCGCGATTCCTTTATCCACCAGATCTCTGACGGTTTGTATTCCTTCAGGTGCATTTCTCGCGAATCTATCCATTTTTGTGACTACAAATTCATCGCCTGGCTTCAGCTCCGCCATTAGCACATCAAATTTTGGTCTGTCCATTTTAGTTCCAGTAAAGCTGTCAAAATATATATTTTTTTCTGAAACACCAGCGTCAATCAATAAATTTTTCTGGTCCTCCAGGCTGTTTCCTTTACTTGCCTGTCCTGTGGTGGAAACCCTCGCATATCCATATTTTGTCATTACTTATTGCTCCTTTCAATGACAATTTGCCCTTGAGGTCTGGCACCTGCCTTTCTGGGCTGCACAACAACTTCATATCCCATAACAGATAACATTTCAATCGCTTTATTAAATGTCATATTTTTACTGGCTAATCTAGCAGAAACATCCGTCGCTTTTTCTTTTCCGATACTTTCGGCCATTGCTTTTTGTGTAACGCCTTTCTCTTTCATGATAAAAGATATCGCTTCATTAATAATCACATTAATCACCTCTTTTTACAATCATATTATACTAAATATTTTTAATAATGTCAATATCGAATACTAAATTTTTTTATCTTTTTTGTTTTTGGGAGTGATCGTATGGTTAACTGAAGCTTAAATAAAATCATAATATCCCCCATAGGTATCACTAAATATGTAACAAAACTTAAAAGAATTGTTACATCTAATATTAAGAGAAAAATATCATAATTATTTTTATGAAAACACTTGACAATAATAATTATATTTAGTATAATCTAATTGTACCAAAGAAATGCGGTACAAAATACATACCCGGCAGGAGGTAGAAAGGAAATGCAAGAAGGCATGACAAACGACCAATTAAACACAATGTTGGAAACCATAGCCAAACTAATTGAAGCGCAAGCCAAAACACCGCAGGAAGCGGCGCAGATTGTACGAGATGCCAAAACAAAATAAAATAGGCTCCCTCGAGCCGTCCAAAGCACAGGGAGCCTAAAAGAAACAAGGGCGGCATGGCCTGCCACATGTCGCCTTTATTATACTACAAGACAAAGAAAAATAAAAGCCCCACCAATAAGGCGGGGCAAAATAATTTTAAAAAGATTTTGAAAAGCTATTGACATATCTATATAGATATGATATACTAAACATGTAATCAAGAGAGGCGGCGAGGTTGTTCACTTCCTGAAAAGGTGGTGAGACAATGAGCACAAGCGATGTAATTCTATTACTTAACTTTGTGGCCGTTGTTGTCTTTGGAGTTATCAACATAACGACAAAGAAATAACCGCCCCTACTTAGCGTAAAAGCGGCGATTTCTTCAAGTCTTAAAAACTTACAGGAACGACCGCTATTACCAGTAGCAAGCCGCCTTTCTTGTTTACAGTATATTACAAAAAGGGGGAAAAGTCAATGGCAAAAACCAAAGCAGAAATTCAACGGGACTATGAAAAGCGCACTGGATACGAAGCTCAAGCCAAGTATAAAAAAGCAAATACAAAACAAATTGCATTGCAACTAAATATAAAAACAGATACTGATATATTGAAAAAGCTTGAGGAAGTACCAAATAAACAAGGCTACATTAAAGCACTTATTCGGGAAGATATAGCCGAAAGCAAGGATTAATAATATAATTAGACAACAAACCGCTTGGATAAAACTCAGGCGGTTTTTTATTTCGCTTTATTTAGCCCTACAAGGCCGAATAAGGCGTTTTTTATTGTCCATAAAGAAAAGTATCGTTTTACTGCTTCACGGCCTTAAATAGCCTCTGAAAGCAAAACAAAGATATTAATTCAATTAGACATGCTTCTATTTTTTCCTACAAGCCCGATGCAGACGGTTTTATGCGATTTTAATATAATTCCATATCTTAATACAAAAAACGCCTTAAATCGCCACACAAACAAAAACCCGGCCAACTCCAAAACGGAGAAAGCCGGGAATTTTTTTATTTGAAGCGGGAAAGGGTAATAATAGCGCAACATTCATTTCTGTGGTCATACCATGCACAAGAATATCCATTGCAACCCATATTATGAAGCGGGCATAGTCGATAGTTATTAATGGGGTTCTGATCCACAGTCGTTTGATATTTGCTCGTTTGAAAGTCGTTAACCATAGTCGTTTTTCTCCTTGATAGTCGATAGTCGTTAATCTTCTGGTGGCAGAGCTTTTTGATACTGTTCTACCAGCTTATCCGGATCCGGTTCTTCTCCTAATGGATTATTGGGCGTTACAACTAAATCCTGCTGGTCTTTGTATCCAAACATATTCTTTCCAAGGAAGATACCAGAAGCGGGATTGATCTTCCCATTTTGCATATAATCAACCCATAATTCCTCTAAAATATCGATGGCTTTTTTAATCAAGTCGTAATGTGTATTACTACGTGTTGCACCTGTCTTCCACTGGTGGACAGTATCTCTATGTACACCCAGCCAATTAGCCATGCCAATCATATTGGGCTTTCTATCATTGTCAATGCAGTAGTTAAAATATTCTTGGATTCGCTTCTCCACTTGTTTTGGGTCTGAAATATCAATAGGAGGTAAGTCCCACGATACAAGCGCATGTCGTAAATAGCGAGCGTTGTCACCAGGTTCGACGTTTTCCTCTCCGAAGTTCTTTTGCGGGTTAGGAACCCAATGGCGTTTTTGTTTAACGATTTGATTGGTTAATTCGGTTTTTTTATTCTCTGTCAGTGTTATTACCTCCTATAAAATTTGAAATTATCATTGCGGTTAATGATGCAGCTTGTTCTGGTGGTATACCGTGTTTTACTAACTGCAAATAAAATAAAGCGGTTGCTTCCGCAGTAGCGCTAAGAGCGTTTATAAATTCTTCCATAATTATTTAATCCTCTTTTGTTTGCCTGTAGTTCGCTTATCACACTTCTCCGGCGGGCAGCCTCTAGGCTTACCGGTATCATAGCAATATAGGCAGTAGCGTTGCTGCCCGGAACCCTCAAAAGTTAGAGGTCTGTTATAGATACAGCCTTTACAGCTTTTTCTATTTCCGTTTTGTGGCCAGCCCAATGTCCTGAGCCTCCTTGCAGTAGAAGTCATCTTGTTTGTTAGTATGCCAGAAAATAGAATCCCCGGTCACATCACATTCGATATGGGAGAAAGGGCACTCTTTCTTATGCCTATGTACGCAGTCCTTGCAAGTGGTGTGCGGTTTAGGCGGGTCTTTGCTTGCCACCAGAACGGAACAAAGCAAGAAGCCTAACGGTGCGCCTAAAAAATAACCTAAAAGTAATAATTGCCAACCTGCCATGATCATTCCTCCTTTTCAGGTTTCATAAAGCAAAGCCAGTGAGTGTTCATGTTTTTACCGCTTCTGTGACCAAACAGCGGTTGATAAGGAGACAGCGGCAAAATTTCCCGCAGCGGAATTTGAACCTCCGACCACTTAAAGATCAATACTCCGTCTCTCTCCAATACTCGAAAAGCTTCTTTAAAGCCATTTTGGATCATAGTTTTCCAATCTCCCTTTAGACAGCCGTATTTAAGTGCCGTCCAGCTTGTATCGCCAGCATTTGTCAGATGAGGAGGATCAAACACAACCAACTTATAGGATTCGTCAGGGAAAGGCAATTCCGTGAAATCGCAAACAGTATCCGGAGAAATTTCAATATAGCGGTGCGGGTAATATTCATGATAAGGGATAGTGCGGTTATCACAAAACTCCACATCTGGATTGTGTTTATTAAACCAAAACATCTTGCTGCCGCAGGCAATGTCTAAAATTCGTTTACTCATTTGATTCCTTCCTTTCACCGTAGCTGCAAAAGTCGTCTGCATCACATGGCTGTAATTTATAATTACACCAATAGGAACCGGTTCTGGCTCTAATATCAGCCGTTGATATTTCGTGCTTACAATCCTTACACCTAACTACGGGGACAGCGTCTGTATTTCGATGAAGTTCCTCCACCGCCTGATCTCTTTCACGCCTTAGGCGGTCAAGCTCGGATTCTAATGCTTCAATAGCATCGGCGGCGCTTTTTAGATCGTCCCAACCACAAACAGTATACGTTTTCCGCAACCTCTCAACTAATTCCTCATACATAACTATTCCTCCTCAGGCGGTTCTGGAAGCGGGTGGCGGTAAATTTTTGTGCCGATTATAGGTTCCGCGTGAAAGCACCCTATCGGCATTGAAAAAACTGCATCGATGTTGTCATCGTCCCACACCTGCAAAAGTGCCCAAACTTTTTCCTCAGCCAGCCATACCGGTTAACCATTCATTTCTCGGAGCTCTTTCATTGTTAGCGGCTCATTTGGCTGGGTGAGAGTGGGCATGTTTTCGACCGCCTTTCGCACCTTATCCATATCCATATATGGTTTCCAATGTGACATCATTTTCAAAAGTCTATTTCCGTCAATCGGTCTAACTTTCATCTTTCAGCACCTCCAATCTCTTCATTACCATCTGCACGGCCTCGTCTGTCATTGCGGCACCGCAAAATGGACAAAATGGCATTTCATCATCCGGTGTCCTTCCGCACGTTGTGCAACGATATTGTATATTCCCAGTACCTAGCGACGGCAAATAGTTCTTCCACTCACCCCTCCACACTTTCTCAACCTGTTCCCGGCTGACGGGGTATAGAGCATCAATAGCCATATTTAGCGCGACTAAATCTTGCACAGACACAAAATATTGAGTACGATTTTCAAGAACTTTAATCGCTTCTTTTCTTGTCATAGCTTAGTCCTCCAAATCCATCTTTGCACCGCAAAATGGACAATACTTTTTTGGAATATTCACATAAACTTCCCCAGTCATATCCAATAGTTTATCTCTCAGTTCTTGTTCTGGTGTCAATGGAGCAAGTAAAGATTTACAATATTGAATTGTTTTGATATAAATTGGAGTTTGGCAGTAATTACACATAACTATCCCTCCGCACCCATCTTCGCGCCGCAGTGGGGGCAGTATTTATATTTTCGCTTACCCCTTATTAAAACAGCTTTTTTATATGGAACAGTTTCTTTGCATTCACTACACTTGAAATAATGTGCACGTGGATATTCAATCCACTTCCCATGCTTCACCTCTGCCACGTCGGCGGCGGGAACCGATTCTATTCCATCGATAATCTCTTGCCAGTCGTCAAATTTTTCACGGTCATAGCCATCTACATATTTTTTGCCATATGTTCCAAGCGGGCATAATTCTTTCTGTTTTTGTATTATTATCCTTAATGCTGAATCCCTTTCTATATAATCAGTCATGGTTTGCCTCCTTATCCTCTGCATCGAAAAGCTGGTCATAAGTTTTTATGATCATTTCTTTTGTCCTCCGTTCCCGTCTGTGACTTCAAATCTAAGCTTCATCTGTGCGGGACATAAGTCCACGCTTGGACGGCGCTTTCCGGTCCATCGAAGCCCTCCAGCCCTGCCTGCACATTTCCAGCCGGCAGCCCTCAGGCTAGCCCCGTTCTCACTTTCTAATATGTAAGTGACAAGCTTATGGTAGCCCATAGCCCTGGCAGTTCTCCAGGCCGCCGCATAAAGCATGCTGCAAGCGTTGCGTGTGCCGTCTGTGCAAAGCCGGTTAACCTCCAAGGTCCAGCTGTCGTCAAGATAACGGCTGACGGGCCTTCCTACAATGGCAACGCCCACAATTTTTTCTCCGTCGGTGCAGCCAATAGAAAATTTGTGCCCTGTGACAGGCTTATGGTGTCGGTGATGCTGCTCTACAAAAGCATTGGCCTCCTTTAAGCTTATCGGACATATCTCAAGCAACTAAATCACTCCTTATTTCCCGCCTGTTTGCGGCGGGGTTAATCTCTTTCAAAATCGAGCTTCATTTCATCAACGATCACCCGGTCTAAATGTTCCCAAAAGATTTCGTCTTGATCGTGTTCGGCGGAAAGCCTGCTGATTCCATTGATTACCGCTAGGCATCTCTTCGAACCAAAGCCGAAGTTACGGTTCAGCACATAGCACATCAATTTAAAGTACTGGCGCAGAAGCCTTTCCTGATCCGCTTTTACTACCTGACGGGAATAACTTTCAGCGGCTTGTAATTGTTTTTTTGTAAGCTTGGCTGAATTAGGAATCCTGGCCTTCACTTAAATTCCTCCCGTCCAAAATCTCAATGAGCCGCCTGCATACAGGACAGCCGCTCTCTTTCACAGCCTTGAACTGTCCGCCGAACGCTACACGAATATGATCGATGTATTGGTGGTCTTTTAAAGAATCCTCATGCTTTTTTACTTCGTCTTCAAACCTATATTGAAGCTCCTTCTTACGCTTTGCGGCCTGATCCTTTGAAATAAAACGGTGCTCGTAGCTCCAGTAAATATTTTGCAGACCGAAATACGCGGTTGTTTCATGTAGTTTTGCGAAGCGGGGAAGGGGATCATTGCGAAAAGCCATAAGAGATAATTCATCGAATGTCATATCGCACCTCAGAACGGCAAGTCCAGCAGACCAGATTCAATCATTTCCTTTTCAGACTGCCAGCTGTAATTTTTGCCGTTAGACCGAACGCTGGTAATCCGTTTGGATTTATTGCTGTAAAACAGCTTGATCTGATTTTCACCCATTGCCAGCCTGCCGGTAAGCCTATTTTTCGTAATAGCGAGCTTACTGTCACAGGCTTCGTCTTCGCTTCTGGAATATGACATCACTACATCAACCCGGTTTGTAATATCCCCGCTGCCGGCAACATCGTCATTAGCAAAATTTCCGTCTTTCATTTTTCTGGGGTGTGCCACTAAAAGAACCACAATATTGTGGCGGTATGCCAGCAGCTTTAATTCTCTCAAAAACTTTGACTGCGCTCGGTAGAGGTCGTCTCTCATATCCACATCAAGGGCGGTCATTAAATTATCAATACACACAAACCGGATTCCATACCGGCATACCGCTTTTTCTATGGTGACAAGCAGAGATTCTAATTCTTCGCTTTCGATCACCGCTGAATTATCATAAAGATAAGCTTTTCCGCGATACCAACTGTTAAGCTTGTCGATCACTTCATTGGTTAACAGGTAGGTTTCTTCTCCGAATTGATCTTTGTTTGATACAATGTTGTCCGGCCCTGCCGCCTGAAAATCCAGCCAGCGCTTAAAGTGATAATCCGTCAGCTCACCGCTGTACGCGAAGGTTTTGTATCCCTGTTCCAAAGCTTCCACAATCAGCTGGCTCATAAATGTGCTTTTCCCTTCGCCGCGTTTTCCGGTCAGCAGAATTACCTGTCCAAAATAGAAACCTCCAATAATACGGTCGATTTCATTAATTCCGGTGAAAATCCGCTCCATGCTGTAAATGTCTACCGCCTGAACGTCCGCCAGTTCTTTGACCCGGTTTACAGGCTTCAGCTTCGCGTTATGTACGGCGGAAACTACAGCCTCTTTTCCATAGCGCCTTAAAATGTCGTTGGCGTCCTTTTCTCCGAAATAATCCTCCGGCTGGGTAACCCTTACCGGCATCGGAAGCCTTTTGGAAAGCTCGTCCGCTACGGTAATTTTTCCGTTTTCGCAGTCTCCGAAAACAACAACCTCTTTAAATTTCAAAATCCAGTCCCAGCAGTTTTCCAGCCAGGTGAATCCAAGCGCTCCCGTGGGCACAGAAACCGCGTTTTTGATCCCGCAGTCAGCCAGCGTTAAACTGTCGATTTGTCCCTCTGTGATAACCAGTGTCCCAAAATCAACGCACTGCTTCATTCCGAACAGAATCGGCATGGTGTCCTTTTCGCACCATTCCTTGTTTTTATCCCTGAATTTATCAAAATCCGTCTTACGGTATTTCACGAACCGGAGCACGCCGTCCTGATCGTAAAAAGGGAAAGCCAGAACATTCGGCATATCCTTTCGGGTAGTGATCTGATACCGTTCCGCGGTTTCCCGGCTGATCCCTCTGGATTCCAGATAAATGACAGCTGGATCGCGCACCTGGATTTCTTTTTGGGGAAGCGCCCTGTAAACCGTTTTGCTTTTCCCGGACGCTTGAAAATCCAAAGGGTAAGAAAAC